GCTATGTCGGTTACGTGAGGCGGCGTACGGCGAAAGGCAGTAAGTCATTTTCGATTTCCGGCCGGGATCTCGCTGCGATCCTGCGCGACTGCTCAGCGCCAATCTTCACGGCGAAACAGGTTTCACTCGAAGAGGTCGTCGCCAACATCGTACGTCCGCTCGGCATCCAGAAAATCCGCATCGACACTGCACAGGAGGTGCCGGGATGGGACAAGATCAGCATCGACCCCGGTGAAACTGCGTGGGATGCACTCCAGCATGCAGCCGAAGGCGTCGGCCTGTGGCCGTGGTTCGATCCGGATGGTACGCTGGTCATCGGTGGCCCGGACTATAACGCGCAGCCGGTCGCGAGCTTGATCCTGCGTGAAGACGGCAAGGGCAATAACGTCGAGTGGTTCGATGAAGACGATTCGATCGAGGAGCGTTACTCCGAGGTCACGGTGCTTGGCCAGGCGCACGGCACACATCTCGGAACAGGCAAGAATGCGATGAAAGTCACGGTTAAAGATCCGAGCGTGACCGTGTACCGCCCGAAGGTGTATGTCGATCACGATGCGCCGAATCTTGCAGCATGCGAGTCGCGCGCGCGCAAGATCATCTCCGATTCGGCGTTGCACGCGCACACGCTGAGGGCGTCGGTGCGAGGTCATCGAACGAGCGATGGCGTGCTTTGGAAGCCGGGTCAGCGCGTCCACGTGATCTGGGAGGAGTATGGTATCGACGCAGTGTACTTCCTGATGGGCAGGCGTTTCACGGGAGGGCGCGACAGTTCGCCTGGTGCGCGTACGACACTGACGCTCAAGGAAGATGGCGTATGGGTGCCGGACGCTCACCCCCATTCCGGCCGCAAGCATCGCCACAAGGGGCATAGTGGCCCGCTGGAAATCATCACGACCGACGCGAGCGGTCATACCGCGGTGAGCAAATGATCGGGGATATCGACAAGCGCATCCAGCGCGCACTGGCTGGCGTCCGACAAGCATTTCGAGGTGTGGTCAACAGTGTGTCCAGTGATGGGCCGGTGCAGATCGTCGGAGGAGAAGGTCTGTCCGGGGAGGCAATGACTGACCTCGAATACATGCAGCACTATGGCTTCAGCAGCAACCCGCCAGACGGGACGATGGCGGTTATCCTGCCGATCGGCGGAAAGACCGGTCACGGCATCATCATCGCGACCGAGCATGGTGCATATCGGTTCAAGCAACTCATGCGCGGAGAGGTCGCAATATCGAGCGATGAGGGAGATTCCGTCGTCCTGAATCGCGGCCGCGTAATCAACGTTAAAACGAAGACGTTAAACATCGACGCGGACGACGAGGTGAACATCAACACGAAGAAGATGGCAATCAAGGCGGATTCCATTGACGCGGACACGCCGGAGCTGGCCGTGAGCGGTCTGACGTCGGCGAATGGTGGTCTAGCGGCAAAGGCAGGCGAAGGCAGGGAGCACGCGATCGATATTGACGGTACGGCTAACGTCACCGATGACGTGTTCATCAACGGAAAATCTCAGAGTGGCCATCGCCACAAAGACAGTCTGGGCGGTATGACGACGGCGGAACAGTAACCCGCCTACTGAAGCCCAGCAGTATCCCCTCATTCATGCCTCGCACGGAGAATCGCCGGCATGGATGCCTTTCTTGACCCGAAGACCCGCGATTACACCGGGACGCGCGCCACGTCGCTGCAGAACGCGGTGTATATCCGCCTTGAAACGCCGCTCGGCTTCTACTGGGCGGCACCCGACATCGGGTCGAAGCTGTATCTGCTCAAGCGCGAAAAAGACGTTTCGCGCGTGCACACCCTTGCTGTCCAGTACGCGCAGCAGGCGCTCAATCCGTTGGTTAAAAACGGCCGCGCGCAAAGGGTGTCGGTGTCGCCAATGCCAGGCGAGACCGGCTGGCTCATCCTGATCATCGACGTTGTGGATGCAGCAGGCAATCCGCAACACTTCCAGCACCCCGTGAAGGTTTCCTGATGCCGGCGACCGTCCTCACCGCAGCGCAGATTCGCGACAACATCCTGCGCGACAGGCAGAATCTGCAGACCGACCAGCAGATCGACATCGACTCCGACTCCGATAACTTCATACGGGCGGCCGCGACCGGAAGCGCGATCGAAGGGTTATATGGGTACGGACAATGGGGCGCGAAGCAGGTCTTTCCCGATTCGGCCGACGAGGCGAACGTAATTCGCCATGCAGCGCTACGCGGCCTTTACCTGAAGGATGCAAAGTACGCATCGGGGCCGGCGCTGATCACCGGGACGCCTGGCGTTGAGTTCGCGAGCGGGTTAGCTGCGAAGTTCTCCGACGGTACCCAGTACGTGACGACATCGGGCGGCGTGTTCGATGCGTCCAGAGCGGCGACGGTCACGGTGAGAGCCATAGTCGCTGGAACAGCTGGTGGCCGCGCGTCGGGAGATAAACTCACACTGACCGTTCCGCCGGTTGGGGTGGATGCATCGATCACAGTGACCGGAGACACGGGTATCACTGGCGGAACCGATCAGGAAACGGTGGAGAGCTTGCTGCAGCGTCTCCTAGTGAGGATGCGCAAACCGGCCGCCGGCGGAAACAAGTACGACTACTGGGACTGGGCAATGGAGGTGCCGGGTGTCACGGGCGCCTTTGTGTATCCGCTGCGGCGTGGTCTTGGCACGATCGATGTTGCAATCGTATCGGCCACGGGAATGCCCTCGAAGGAAACGATCGATGCTGCTCAGGCGCACATCGACGACGTGCGGCCTGTCTCTGCAAAAAACTCGCTCGTATTTGCGCCGACGATCAAGTCCTATGACGTGGTCGTCGGCGTGCAGCTCGATGGCATCTCACTCGCTGATGCGACGACTGCTATCAACAGCGCGCTCACCGTGTACGACTTGTCGATTGTTCCGGGTGCCAGTGCGATCCGAAACCACATCGGTGGGATCGTCAACGATATCAGTGGCGTAGTGGACTACGTGCTGGCTTCCCCCGCCGCCAATGTCGTGCCGGACGTCGGTGCGGACAAGGTTGAGTGGTGCCGTATCGGACGCATCACGGTGAATCCGATGGGAGCGTAGCCATGACGACGCACGCTGACCTACTCGGCCAGTTGATGCCGCCGGTCTCTTACGACGCGACCGCACCGAATTTGGCTGCTGACCTGCAGGCCGAAGGATCAGCGCTTGACGCGGCACAGGCCGCGCTTGCCATGATTCAGGAAGCGGCGATTCCGTCGTTCGTGTCGATTCAATTCCTGCCCGACTGGGAACGTCTGCTCGCGATCACGCCATCTTCGGGTGCCTCGATGCAGCAGCGGCTGACGTTTGTGATCGCCAAGCTCAATGAGACAGGTGGATTGTCGATTCCGTATTTCAAGCAACTCGCGTCGAGCCTCGGATACACGATTGACATCGTGGAGCCGCAGCCGTTCCGGGTTGATTCCGGTCGAATCGGTGACGCCCTCTACGTCGAGGACATCATCTATTGTTGGCGCGTAGTGGTACAGGGAAAGCCAAGCGTCAGCTACTACTTTCGGGTCGGCCAGAGTGCTGTTGGCGAACGGTTACTGTCGTTCTCGGAACCGATGCTGGAACAGCTTTTCAATGATCTGAAGCCGGGTCACACGTACGTTTCATTTTCGTATCAAGGTTAAAGCATGCAGCGGATTAATACGCCGGACGGCGCATTTCATGCAGGTGACGATTCGACGGGGGCGCTAGGCACGATCGTCACGTCTGCGTACATGCAGGAAGAGGTCGTGGGTGTGGTCGAGGGCGCCGGGATGGAGCTTGATCCTGCTGATAACGGCCAGCTGTTAAAGGCACTGGTGAAGATTATCAAGATGCAGGAAGTCGTCAGCTCCTACTCGATCGCTGCACTTCCAACGCAGAATGTCGGACCGATCCTTGTCACCGAGGTGGCCGAGATCTGGACGTGGTCAGCGAGCGCCCATTTCACGGGATATCGGTCACAGTTGTGTGGCGACCCGCTTTTTAGTGCGCGCGCTACGCCACTCATCCAGCATCTGGACGCGGTCGGCGGCTCGGTCAGTATGGCGGCCTATCCGGGCCTGTGGGGATGGGCGCAGGATCAAGGGCTGGTTGTGACTGCCGCGAACTGGGTTGCTGGCACGCATACCTTCGTGGACAACGGCAACAGCACGTTCAGACTCCCCGATCTTCGCAACCAGTTTTTCCGTGCGACCGGAACTAACGCTGACACTGCAAATGCGCGGGCTATCGGCTCGGGGCAGGCGCATGGCATCGCGAAGCACCAACACGAAATTTGGGCGACCGGGAAATACAGCAATACCGTGGTCGGCAGCGGAGGTGGCGTGGCTCCATATGCGCAAGGCACACTCACCGGATATTCGACGGGGGATGGTTCCGCACAAGGCCTTCTTACCGAGACGCGCCCAACCAACACCGCCTACGCAGCCAGAATCCACATCTGACGTGACGCTCGTACTGCAAATGCGCGGGCCATCGGTACCGCGCAGGCCGATGCAATGCAAGGCCATTTCCACGGTGCCTACTACTTCAATACCGGTTCTACAGGCACCACGGGATACCTGATGGATAACGCGTTATCGGGGGGGACTTCGAATACGGTCGTGCGCGGTCCGGTTTCGGATGGAACCAACGGCACACCGAGAACCGGGCGTGAAACGCGCCCGACTAACGTCGCGTATGCGCCCCGAATCCATATCTAAATGTGAATGCGCGGCGCATATGCAGTGTTGGTTGGCCGCGTTTCGGTGCCACCTGCGAGACTTGTCACTTGGCCCGCATAGCCACTCGAGCCTGATCCAGACATGCCTCCGCTCGTGCCGCTATGCGTGTCCCAAAGCGCATACGGCATCGCGTGTTGGTGTGCTCTAAGCGCGTCGAGTTGTCCCGAACTGATGGCCCGCGCATTTGCAGTGCAAGATTCATTAACTAATTGAGGTCGTTATGAAAACGATGACGGTGTACCAAACTGACCACGACGGGTGCTATCTCTACCCGGTGGTCGCAAACGAGCTGGCACTTCAACCCGACAGCTTCAACATTCCTTATGGCGCTGTAGAAACGGAGCCGCCGGCAGCAGCTTCGGGCATGGTTGCCCAATGGTCGAATGGCGCATGGGCGACGGTACTGGACAATCGCAGCACTGCGCTGTACGTCGCGAGTACGGGGGCGCAATATCCGATCGGCGGGAGTGTTGAGGTCGGCGGTGCGAGCGTCAGCTACAACGGGCTCGGGCCGATTCCGTCGTGGTTGACCACGACCGCGCCGGCAGCACCTGCCGGGCAGTAACAGAAACGAGAAAGGACGCGGCGACGTGCATGGTGTTAGAGCACCATGCACGCCCCGCACCCGCAGAGGAAGCTGCGAATCCGGCAAGGCCACGTCACCCCTGCAGAGGCGCACGAAGGCTACCACAGCCGGCATCGATAAACCAATAGATGCACCAACCCACTCCGATTATTCCGTGGCTCGGCGGCAAGCGCCGCCTGGCCGACAAGCTCATTCCGCTGTTCCCGCCGCACGAATGCTATGTCGAGGCGTTCTGCGGTGGAGCAGCGCTGTACTTTCTCCGACCGGTGCCGGCACCGGTCGAAGTCATCAATGACGTCAACGGCGATCTGGTCAACCTGTACCGCGTCGTCCAGCACCACCTCGAAGAATTTGTGCGGCAGTTCAAGTGGGCGATATCGAGCCGCCAAGTGTTCAAGTGGCAGCAGCAGACGATCCCGGAAACGCTCACCGACATTCAGCGTGCCGCGCGTTTCTACTACCTGCAGCACCACGCGTTCGGTGGCAAGGTCTCCGGTCAGACGTTCGGTACCGCGACGACGTCGCCGGCCGTCAATCTGCTGCGGATCGAGGAATCGCTCTCGGCCGCGCATCTTCGCCTCGCCGGCACGCACGTGGAGAATCTGCCGTGGCTCGAGTGCGCGAGACGCTATGACCGGGAGCACACCTTCATCTACCTCGATCCGCCGTACTGGCAGACCGAGGGCTACGGCGTGCCGTTCGAGTTCGGCGAATACGAGGCGATGGCCGCTTTTATGCGGTCTGCGCGCGGTAAGGTCATGGTGTCGATCAACGACCATCCGGACATCCGGGCGGCGTTCTCCGGCTTCCATTTCCTTGAGCTGGATATCCGCTACTCGGTCGCGAACGTTCACGGAAAGCCGTCGACGAGCGGCGAGCTGGTAATCACGAACTGGAATCCTGATGTGATGGGTGGCTTGTTTGGGTGACGACCAGATGGTCGAGCGGCGGCCGGCTATCCCGAATGCGGGCTGCCTGCCGGCGACCAAGCGAGCTGCGGGCGAGCTTGGTCGCCAGCTCGCGGCCATCCGGGTGGTAATACCTGAGCAGCATCCGAGTAGTCTGGTGGCCGCTGATTTTTGCCAGTTCGTGGATTTCAAATATCGGGGCAAGCGTTGAGGTTGCCTCGTGGCGCAGGTCGTGGAAGCGCAGATTGTCGAAGAACGCTGGATTGGGTCGCCGACCGTATTTGGCACAGAGCGCTTCATAGCGACGCCGCGCCCCGCGTCGGGCACGGATGAATGCTCGGGTGGCTGCGCCCGGCGTCATGCTGAAGATCGGGCCGCGTGATGGTCGACCGGTGAGATATCGCCGCAGCACCTCGCGCGCCCAAGGAGTCAGAGGCACGTTGCGGGACGTACCGTTCTTAGTGTCAGGGAGATGTATTACGCCGTGTCGCAGGTCGACCCGTTCGCGACGAATTCCACAGATCTCCGACCGACGCATCGTGGTTTCGACTGCCAGCGTGGCAATGACTGGCAATTCGGTCGAGCGCGTGGACTGAATGATCCATTCCAGTTCGCTACGCGGGCACTCGCTTTCCGGAACGCCGCGCAGCCGGATGTGGGTGAGGATGCGTCTTTCTCGGGCGTCGTTGACGGTCGGCCGGCGCACGAGCTGAACTGGGTTAGCAAGGTCAGTCCAGCCCCAGTCCTTGCGGGCGACGGTATAGAGGTGAGATAGGAACGCCAGCCGGCGCACGATCGTCGATGCGGCGTAGCGCGGTGCCCATTCGTCGCGAATGGCGATCAGGTCGGTGTTGCGGATACGGTCGATCGGGCGGCTGGCGATGCGGGTCGCCAGCCATGTGCGGGCGATGGACTGCTCGGCGACTCCCCCTTTTTTAGTGGGCGACACCTCGTCGAGGT